TTCCATCTACAGTTCCTGTTGTTGCTATATTCTGTGAACCAAAATCAGGTGAGATCTTAGTTCCGGCTATTGCTGCGGAAGCGTTTACGTCAGCATTGACAATAGTTCCGTCTTGAATTTTGGCAGAAGTTACAGCTCCATCTTCAATATCAGCATCTGTTAAAGGTTGATCTTGAAGTTCATGTATTGCATATAACGCTTGTTCAGTATTAGCGTTTAAATCAGTTGCTCTTATAGATGAGCCAGCTGCATACACAGCTTTAGGATCATCATCACCTGTAGATTTACCTACCTGTGTTTGTCTAAAAACTCGTACAGTTACGCCTGATTTAGGAGCACCAGTGCTTTCTTGCACGTTAGTATCAACACTGGTGTTATTAAAAGTTATTTTGGTGGGATTGCTTGCAGTATCGACTGCATATTTAGTTGTCGCTTGCACCACGTTATTCAGTGCAACTTTAACGTCTTCAGTTTGTAGGACAGGGAAAGTAAACGTAAATTCCAGATCGGAACCATTCGCAGCACCTCCACCATTGTCGGTGTATGTAATTGCCATTTTCTCCTAAGAGGTTTATTGGGTAGGCGGATTATTTGTTTTTTCTATTTAGTAATAAATTTATTTTTTCTTGTTCTTTATAGTTTCTAGTTTCTTTATTAGATGCAAGATTATCAATCATCCTATCTTTGCTTTCCTTAGTTAGTTGAATTACTTCTGGCTCATTCTTAATCTTTGACCATGCTTTCTTCTTAGCTCTATCAAATAAAGCTTTTATAACATCGTTGTGATAATAAGCTTTCATTGGATCTCTAGCTTTATTTCCGTTCCATGTATCAGCTTCCATGCTTTTAATTGAAGCAATCATTTTTGGATCTTTAGCTAATAAATCTAATTCATATTGAAGATTTTGATCTCCAATAGCTTTTTGGAACATTGATCTTATATGAGGATGATCTTTAAAACTAATGTTTATATTTCCATAGGTATAACCAAATGTAGTAGTTCTTAAATCATATTTACTATCAAACAATAACTTCCGTCCTGGACTGTAATCTAAGCTAATATTTACAGGACTAATAGCATTAAACATACGAGTTGGGAAATCCCAATCTTTAATTGGTCTTCCAGTAAGCATGTCATATTTAGTAGGTACTGCATCTGCACCAGCTAAACCTTCCATAAATAAGTTTCTATTTCTCCAAGATTGAATCCATCCAGCATTTAATTCTTTCATATGTGGATTAAAAATTTTACCTAATTCATTTCTTAAAGAAGATAGAGGTAAAGCATTGTTAGTTAAACTTGCAAGAATACGTTCACCTTGCCCTTCTTTTCCAGAAAATAGATCTACAAATTGTTGAATACTTGCTAAATAAGATTTATTTGCTAAACCTTGCATTAATACAACAGCTAATTTTCTATATTGTTTTTCTGTATTTTCTGGACCCATTTGATTCATATGGTCGCCAATATCTCCAACAGCTGAAAGTATTAGGTTAAATGGTTCAAATGCATCATAACTTGCCCATACTGAACCTATCTTTATACTTCTAGGTTTCCATCCATCATCAATCCATTTTTGACGTTGTTGTCTATTAGATGGACCATTACCAGTTAAACCCCCAGATATATAATGCATGTTTGCCAACATGATTAATGAAGAACCAATTGCCATTCTTCCTTTAACTAAAGCTTTAGCATTAGCTAATTCAGTAGCATTGGTAATTCCATATCGCCTTACCAGACTTAAATCTTTAGAAGTAGCTTTTATTATATCTCTAGTTTCTTCCACTAATAAATTAAATACTGGTGTATGTTTAGCTGTCAATTCAAGACCATTCATACCAGTTCTTGCAAACAATAAAAATGGTTTAGTCCAAGGATTAGCACTAAATGTTGCATCTAGTTTTTTAGCAAATCCATGTAAATCACTTGTTAAAGTTGCTTCTTTCTTACTGTATAAAGCTGCATCATCAATAATATTTCCTTCAGAATCCATTATTTGACTATAGAAATCATCTTGAGATTTTTTAAGCATTTCAGGTGAAATCTCTGTGATTTGTCCTGTGTTGTACAAATCCATTGCTTCACGCATTGCCTTCTCTTTTGCTTTAGCTCTAGCTAATAACAGACCAAATGCATCATCAGTTGCACCCATTATTTTGGTTGAATAGGTTAACCATTTACTATCATTTAGCGATCTAATACCATTAGCAGTATGGAAAGCCAGTTGTTCTCCAAATGTAACTTCTCCTGAAGCAGTCTTTTTCTCAATCCAATCAGTGTACATTCTCCACTGCTCGTCACCTTTAGTTACTTCATTAAATCTAGTCTTAATAGTTGTTAAATCTCCTGACCAGTAACCATTAAGGTTTTTAGAAAATAATGTCCAAGCTTCTGGAATTGCTTCTCGCATACCATTAAATGCTGCTAATGAAGCTCTTACAGTAGCTCCATCTCCACGAAGAGAAGCACCTAATGCCATAGATAAAGGTCTTAAGAATGCAGCAGTACCAGTACCTAATATTGCTCGCATAGGAGTTTTAGGTCCACTAAGTACGCTATTGGTCATTACTCGACCCATACCTTTAATAATTAAACCTGACTCTTTTTTTATCTTTCCTTTTGCATCTGTAAATTTACCACCACGAAACTTTTTCATTATGTAGTTGTCAAAGTCAGTAAGGTTATGTATATCACCACCCATAGAAATAGCTTCCATATAAGCTTTAAATAAATCATCATCTCCATCACCAGCCATTTGCATAGCTAGTTGATGAGCTTTAATTGATTGGTCAGCTTCAGCTTGTACTGTTTGTCTTACTTGTTGCTTAATTTGTGCTGGAGTTAAATCTGAATTACCTAATGCTTTAAACGCAGCAGACTGAGTTTGTTTAGCCATTTTGACATGAATAACACCGGCAATAACTTTGTCGTACATTGCAGCAGCTGGTGAGTCTATGTCTCTTAAATCAGCTATGTCATATAACTCTCTATTTGTAATACCAGAATCTCTTATTTCTTTTAATAATGAACCTATAACTAATTCAGAAGCTTTAACTTGGTCGTAACTAATAATTGGCATATCCAAAAGTTTTGAGTTGAAATCTAAAGGAGCCCAAAATTCTTGTGCAGTTAGTTCGCTTATGTTTCTACCTTCAAATATGTCTTGAGCTAATTTAATAGAACTACCCCAACCTTCTGATTGAAATAACTTAAGGTTTTTTGACTTAGCTCTTGCCACAGCTTCCTGAACTCTTGAATCACTCATATATTGAGACATAACTCTTTTGAGATCTTTAGTCGCCATGTCTGCATTAACTTGTATTCTTTTTAAGCCAGCTGGTGTATATACAGAACCAGCAGATCCTATTTCAGCTCCATATTCATTATTAATACGTTTAAGTGATTGATCTACATCATATGCATCATCAATAGATGTGGTAGCACCCTGCCATTTATTAGCCATGTTTCTGTTTTTGTATGCACCATAGTCTTCACCTTTGACTTGATCCATAGCCATCTCAACATTCTGTTTGTTGATGCTGTCATTTCTTTTTGCTGCTTTTAAAACAGCATTATCAACACCATCAATTACATCACCACTTGGTAGTTGCATAGATTCAGGTATAACTTTATTCGTACCTTTTATCTTTTTAATACCTTTACCAAGGACAATACTGGCAGCATCAAAGAATGCACCAATACCCATACCTTCTACAACATTCTTCAATGTTTTCATAGCAGGGTGATCTTCATCTCTAGTAGATAGTGGTGTATCTATCCAACCAAATCTGTCTCGTACCATGCCTAAAGCATTATTTTCCTGGCTGTACTTAGACATAAGGTCAGAAGTAGCACCAATTGCTGCGCCTCTTACTAATGTTCCTCCAGCTCCTGTAGCAGCAGCAAGACCACCTAATCCAGCAGCTTTTAAAGCAATGACACTGGCTGGAACCATTGATCCAAAATGAACTAAGCCACGTATAGCTCCTCCCCACCAAGTTTTAGTTTCAATAGGGTTTTCATCATTTACAAACCAATCATCCCATTCAGCTTTATATCCTTCGTCAGTTTTACTTTCTTCTACCATTTCACCACTGAACATATCAATGGCTCTTTCTGGCAAAGTAACAAGGGATGAGCCGGTATCTTGTAAACCACCACCTATGGCAGATCCAAGTTCTTTACCTATAGCTTTAAGTCCCCAGCCCTTCTTATTACGCGGATCTTCAATCTCAGCCATGGCTTGAGTTTGTTCCGCAGTTTGTGTTTCTTCCTGTTCTGCAAGTATGGATTCGATTTCTTCCTCTCTATCCATTACTTGGTCCATCATTTCAGCATCTTCTTCGAGTGCTGAAGTATTGAGTTGTGAAGGATCGTAATCCTCATACATCTTTTCCATTTTTTATTAATAGAGTTTTTTGACTTCTCCATCTACATCTATGAGTTCTGTAACTTCGCCTTCGTATTGAGCAGCTCGTGTTTTGTTTCCACTTCTTACCCAATTCTTTCCATCCCAGACAGCATAACCAATAGCATTTGGTATCTTGTACCATGATCCAAGTGGTATCTCTCCGGTATAGTTTCCATCGTATGGTTTGACGTAATTATCAATATCTCTATAGTTTTCGACATTTCCTAAATAGGGTGTTCTATATCTACCTTTATTTCCTTTTCTAAGCCATTCTTCTCCATCCCAGACAACATAACCTAATCCATCAACATCTTTCCAATCTCCTATACGAGGTTGTAAATCTTGTGTTAAAGGTTTATTTTTATCATCTTTTTTTATATCCATATCAGCAACTTCATGTATCAAGTATTCGATATCGTTATAGGAGATGTCGCCATCAACTTTAAATAATTCGAGTTTTGCTCTTGCTACTTTGTATTGATCTGGGTGTCTTAAAAGAGTTTGTTTAACATGTTTAGGTAGTTCATCAATTTCTTTATCAATTTCTGATTTAACATTTTCCACATCATTACCAGCTGCTTTAGCTTGTAAATAAGCTAGACCTGATGGAGATATAGGATTATCAGGATTTCCTTTATTTATAGAATTAGCAAGATCTTCATAAATTTTTGAAACAGTTTTACCATCTGATGTAATGTATTTTTTTAAAGCTTCTTCAGTTCCTGGAATTACACTTTTAGTAATAATGTTGGAATCAATTTCGATAGCTGCTGTAGCTATTTTCTTATTTTTAAAAAAAGTTTGATCTGATACTGCATCAGGTTTATCCCATTCCCATATATTAAATTCACCTGATTCAATACGAGGCTTAAGCTCTTTCATAACAGCAGCATGAGTAGCTGCGGAAGATTCTTCGTTTGGTCTTTTTAATTTAAATAAATCATTATATGCTTCTATTGCCTGTGTGTTAGCAGCTCTCCATTTTGTTCCAGAAGGTCTTTCAACTCCATCAAAAAATGCTGTTTCTATTACACCTTTAACAGCTTCGTCTCTTAATGTTTCCTCTGCTTTAATTAAATCTTGATTAGCAACATCTTTCGCTACCTTTGTCCACTTAGCCCATTTAGTTGAGTCTTTAATTTTATTGACATCAGTTTGATAAATAGGTTTTTTATTTTTTATATTATCTTCAAAAGTTTCAATAATATCGTCATCATTAGAATCTTCAGTAGAGCGTGTTTTGAGATCTGTTAAATAAGTATCTACCTTTCCCCATTGTGGGTTCCAGTTATTAATCATTTCATCTATTTCAGCTTCAGAATACTTCTTACCTTCGTCTTGTAATTTCTTTTCCTTTTTTTGAATCTCCATTATGTACTTATCACCTTCTGCCTCAAATGCATCTTGCTCTGCATCTAATAACTCTTTCTTTTCTTCAGCTACTTCTTTAGCAAGATTTCTCCATCTATTTCTCCATCTACCAGCTTTGTAAGTTTCGCCATTGATCTTGACTTCTTGCTCTTGCATGTCAAGTAACTCTTGTTCAGTTATATCTCCATTTAAATAAGCATTTTTAATTACTTTAAAAGTCTCATCTAAAGCTTCTTTTCTGTCGTACTTACTTCCATCTGTCTTACGAGTACGTTTAATTTCCCCTAGTAACAATGCAAAGTTTTTATTAACACCAAAAGATTTTTCAGCTTCTTCTCTAGTTGTTATACCGTCATTTATATCTTGATCTGTTTCATACTCTTTGCTTAAAGTTTTATGAGCATTGGCTACTTTGTCATAAAAACCCACTTCATCATCATCTAATAATGCTCTATTTACATCAAGCAATTCATTGTCGCGTACATACTGTCTCCTAAGAGCTTTCATCGCGACAAGCTTTTGATCTAAGGTTTCAGCTGTACTAGGAGTAAATTCAACACCATTAACATTTAACTTTAATTGGTCGTTCCTATTCATTTCTCCCTTTAACCAATCTTCATAATTGTCAGCTGCAATTTTAGATTTCTGTTGAACGTAACTATATAAAGCCCAACCAGATAAATTACTTACATCATTGGCATCTTGATAAGACCCACCCTGTTCTACAACTTGATTAGCCTCTTCGTTTAGTTCTATTTTATTAGCTTTAATACCTTCTTTATTTGCGTAGTATTCTTCTTGATCTTCTACTGGTATATTCGTTATGCCTGTGCTTTCTTTAAGTTCAAGGTCTTCTTCTAAAAATGCTATTTTGCCTTTTAATATATCCTCTTCCTTAGTTTTTTCAACAGTATGCTCGATAAATCCATCTAATGCTTTAGATAAATGGGAAGCACTTTTTAATTTATCAATTGATGCTTGTCTGTCTTCTGATTGACGTTGAGCATTATATTGAGTTACTCGACTAACATTCTGTTCTTCAGCAGCAGTTTGTCCAGCGAGTACCTGTTCGTATGTTGCCATTAGTTACCTCCTAATCCAAATGTATCTTGATAGCTAATACCTAAACCTTTTTCCCAATTAGTAGTTGATTTAGTATCAAAGTAATCATCCATTTCACTTTGGAGCAAAGTGCTATCTCCACCAAATACAGGAGATTGATAATTTGCTACTTCCATAGTGTTGTATGCCCCTCCCATTGAAGATGGTTCAGGAGTAAATGAAGGCTGTTGTTGAAATGCACCTTCTGTATAATCTTCGTAAGATTTAACACCTCCAATTTTTAAACTGCTATTTGCGTTGTAAGCATTAGGTGCTTTTTTATCTTGCCAACTTTGATATCTGTTTAGTCCATCACCAAGAATACCTACAGCTGTATTAAAGAAACTAGGTCCCTTTTTCATACCTTGTAGGATTGGTGGTGCTCCTGGACTTGGGCGACCAGTTATATAAGATACATGCTCACCTTGAGCAAATGCAGTTAATGCATTTTGAGATTTACTTGTAAATAACGCAGCTTTATCACGAGAGAATGCAGCGTTGAATCCAGCTTGTGCATATTGAGCAGCATTTTCTAATAATTTAGCTCTGCCTCCAGTTCTTCTACCACCTTGTTCTCTGCCAGCACCGGCATTAATCATGCCAACTAAAGCTCGTTGCTGAGATATTGCAGCATCTCCAGCTGCTTTACGAGCACTTAATTGTGCTTCACTAATAGCATCCATTGTTTGTTGCCATTTCTGGTCAACTTTAATGTCGCTGTCTTGTTTGTTATTCCTCCAAGCATTTTCCGCATTACGATTCTTCGTATTGTATGCGTTAATTTTTAGTTGGTTTTGTCGTTGTCGATCACGGTTTATGTCACCCGTTAATCTTTGTTCTTCTTTATATGCGCCGACACGACCAAGAAAATCTAAGCCAAAGCCTAGTCCTTCGCCCATTCCGGCACTCATTTTTGCGCACATGGTATTTTACAAAATTCAATAAATGGTAAATAATTTGGACCATGCAAAACTTCTCGAAGAAATTTGAAGCCCAAAAACTTTAATAGTCTTAGGTGTGCTGTATTGCGTTTATCGCAAATATTCCATAACAGTGTTTCAGTTCTTTTATCTATCCAGCGTTTAGCTTCTCTAGAAAATGCAAATGGATATTGATGTATGACAGGTGTGCATAGCATCCATATTCTTCCATCATCATTCACTCCAGCCATGCCAGCAGTCTTGCCGTTTGGCATAGTGAAATAGATATTTTCTCCAGATTCTAAAAAGAGAGGGAGATGGATAGTGGGTAGTAATCCATGACCCTCAACTAATTCTCGATAATCGTCTGAACGTAAGTTATGAGCAACTTCTAAAGCTACTTGTTTAGTAGCTGGGCGGATTGTTACTTTAGACACGTCTATAATATCGTGGGTTATAATCTCCTTCCCAGTTCATCGAATGAAGTGTAGCTGGTGAAGGATGTGTTGATTTAATTTGTACAGTTAAGTTTGTATTTCTTTCGTATATAGGAATAGTTTCAATATGATCTTCTACTATCGGTAATTCGTTTGCATCAATAGCATCTATTTCAGCTGCACTAAAATTCGTTGTATAGTCAACTCTTCCTTTTCTTTTAATTGTTGTATCTATATTTCCTATTGCACCAAAGGTAAACTTTAATCTATGTACAACAAGTGATGCTCTAGTATCTGATCTTGTTTTACCACCGGCAGCTTGAGTTACAAATATAGTTGGTATTTCTATAAAATAATCATATAGATATCCAAGCATAAGTGTCGTACCAGTCCAGTCTCCATCAAGTTCTAAGTTGCTACCATTAGCAGTTGCTAACCCATATCTACCAATATCATTACCAGAATTATTGTTATAAACAGCTAGTTGAGCTGTACTTGAAAAACCTGTAGGTCTGGCAAATGTAGTTTTTTTAGTTGTAGCATTATAGGAACCTGATGAAAGTGCAGACATTTGTGTATGTCTATCTAAATGTATTTGGTAATTTTCTGTACCTATAGCTTTAGTATCATCTTGTTTTTTAACATCTATAGATTCAAGAATATATTCAGTTCCGTTTTTAACTACAAGATAATAAACATCATCTAAAATTACATGATGAACTAGATCACCAGATAGTGACCATCTAAACCATGCAGACTGTACACGTTTTTCACCATCACTGTAATATCTAAATCCCCAAACCTCGTTGTAATTTTTTGCTCCTAAAAGTAAAAGACTATTTTCTCTAGAAGTAGTAGGTATAGTTAAATCTATTGGCAGTTTTTTAGATACAAGTTTACTTTGTTCTAAAACAGTAGGTTCACCTTCTCTTTTTATATCTGCCATTTCAAAAATTCTGGAATTTTTTCCAGTGCTATTTATAAAGCCAGAAGTTACTCCCATTGAAAACGGGACTGTTTTAGGGTTGTAATTATATGAAGATAGATAGTTAATTTTTGCAGTAGTTGGAGTCAACGCGTCACTATCTGTAGTGAACATAAATTGTTGGTTAGAACTAAACAGTAGTAAACCGGCGTTAACTTCTATACCATCAAATATAGTTGTTGGGAAAGTAGAACTAGCTTGTAAATCAATAGGGTCAGATGACGTTTCTGTCATTGCTGATGTACTAAAGAAATTAAAGAAGTCGTTAGTTTTAGATGTAATAACATTATTCCTACTTAAGACGACTAATCTATTTCTGAAAAACAACATCTTTTCTAATGTACTACCTATAAAACTAGGTACAGGGTTAGTGTTATCATCTCCTACATCTCGTTTAGAATAGTCAATTGACTGACATATAAATCTACCGTTAGCATATGTATTTCCAGGAAGTTCTCTAATGAGTCTTACTGGCATAGTATCTTTATCTATCTCAATTTCTAAATCAGGAGCTGCACATTCTTCCCATACACCTTCACCAAAATAGTTTGTAGATGTAGATGTTCCAGCATTAGTTTGATTAAATTTGACATAGAAATCATCATCGTCATCACTACTATTTACAATTTTTACTACATAGTTATGTCTGCAATTAGTAGGTAAATCTCCAATATTATTAGCCTGATTTGTAATGACGTTCATTAACTGAGGTTCAGGCGTACTAACAGCAAAAGGTGTAGATCTGGTCATGTGTAAACAGTTACCAGTAATGGTTGCTGTAATACCAGTACCACTTATTGCATCTAATGATGCTTTCATATCACCTAATATTCCTGAAGCTGTAACTGCTTCGTCTGCACTAGATGATGTAGCTGGAGGACGGACTGCTGCAATGTTTGCAGAAGATCTCATCGTTGTATGATTTTTTATTTCTACACTTCCTAGATTGTTTCCTTTTTCGGTTATGTACGAATGAACATTACCTGTTGTCCAACCTTCTCCACCAAATTGTAGTTTGGCAAATTCTGTATAGGAATCATTGTATTGAGGTCCATTAGAACTATCACCAATATTGTTAGGATCAACTACAGGAATACATCTAATATCAATCTCATATCTAAGATTTTTTTTTGTTGCATCATTAGGATCAGTAGCATTTATAACTTCACGACACATTCCTGGGCAACTACCATCACCACCGGCATTAATTCCATAGTCTCTTCTAGCTGCTATTGCTGTAGCTCTTGTTTCAGTTATAGGAGTTCCAGGATTTGCTGGGTCGTATATATTTAATGCGTATTGTTTACCATAAGATATAGTTTTTAATTCAACAATTACTTCATTTACTTTAGCTGGCGACTTATCAGATGCACCTGATTTCATTGCTGTAGTTTTAGTTCTATTAGTAAAAAAAGTATTTTCGTTAATAGTTAAAGCTTGTATATCTGTGGAATCTGTCCAACCACTTAAATAGGTTGCAGCATTAGTTCCGGTTACACCTGAATAATCTACAGGTATAACTGCACCATCACTTGTTCTCCAAATTTGAAAAACACCTGATGTGCTTACATTACCTATGTATTGATTATCTGAATCATTGTAAATATGAAACCAACTAAGAGTTCCACTATTAGGTGTAATCTCAGTGACATACTTACTTCCTGGACGTTTGATACAACCCAATGTTACATCTGGGATAGCATTCTGTAAGTCTTTAACTTGTCCAGCTAATTTAAGTTCGTCAGGCTGCTCTGATATACCTAAAACATAGTTAGGTATTAATTGGGTTACTGTTGACATTATCTCTGTAAAGCTTTGAAAGGTTTATATGTTGAATAATGTGTGTCATGTGGCATGCCTAGCATGTTGTAGTCACCTTGATTGCACTCATATTCCATACATGCAGCCCTAGCTAATTGTTCTTGTGTAGCTATCAGTTGTACTAATTGAGAATTAGTAATCATCTGAGTAGCTGCTCTACCAGCTGCTTTGTAAGTTATGTATCTTTTAAATACTGAAGGGATATCTTCGTAAGGAAATAGGAAGACTACGTTTAAGTAGATTTCTTCTACATCCCATGTATATGTATGGTTTACCTTGTCATATAATTTTCCGTTTCTTCTTATAGGAACTACAGTTTTATCTTCAGGATTTTCTGAATCCATTCTTAAAACATTTGTAGGTATTGTTATTTCCTTAGTAGTTGTATCAGGATAATATTTAACGTGATCTTCTCTATTAAATGTCCAACCTTCATTTTGAACATCCATATTACATTCTTTAAGAATATTATATATAAGTGCTATCTCTGGGTTCTCAAAAGTATTAGCAACTTCAGTAGCTGTATTAGTTACGTTAGTTGTTATTGTTCCAAGAGTTGTAACTGGAGATTGACCAATAGCTCCCAGTATTGTATTTACGGCGGAGAGTTCGGTCTCGGTATCTATTGTTGTGGGAGTTGTCATAAAAAAAAGGGACCCGAAGGTCCCGTATAAAATGTATAAATTTAGAATGAAGAAGGAGCAGAAGTTCCAACATACAATTCAACAGCAGCAGATGGATTTAAGTAATCTGCACCCATAGCCATGCGACCTAAGATCACATCACCTTGGTAGATTACAGAAACGTCTCCGTTTGTTACTTGTACTTGTGGTCCGATTGCTTCAACAACACCAGCAGCTTCCTTTTGGAAGATAAGTCCACAAGACTTAGCACCTAACTCAGAGTTAGTACCGTAGTCATTGTTAACTCCGCCAGTAGCGTTAGCATTCTCAGGTGTAGGTCCAATGAAAGAACCAAGATTTCCAGGGGAAGTCTCACCTGTTGTACCGCCGTAAGCAACACCATACTTGCCAAGGAAAGGAATATTCATTGACTTGTAGATGTGGATTCCAGCGATTTCTATAACGCCTCCGCCACCTTGTAGTGCAGTACCTTGAACGTCTCTGTTTACTAGACCGTTAGAACCAACGTTTTGGATCAAGGAATAGTATTGACGTGGGTTAAGTACAGCGCAGCGTCCGTCACTAGAAACTCCTTTTTCGTCCATTGCAGCAGCAGCGTCATAGAAAGCGTTTACTAGGTTTGTTGCGTTATAAGCATCAGAATCATTAGTTGTTGCACCAACTCTGATTTGTGTTCCGCCAGGTTCTACAAAACCTGTTGCAGATACTGGAGATGCAGATCTAGCTCCTCTTGTTATAGAACGGAAGATTAATCTGTCATATTTTTCAGCGAGAGCATATCCAATCTTCTTGGAAATTTCTCCCCTCAATTCGTAGTGAGCAAGTGTTTCGTCTAGGTCATAAACGAATGCAGAACTGATTAGTAGATCATCCATAACGATGGTCTTTTCAGCTACTGGAGGTGCCTTGTCACTATTACCAAGTATTGGGGTTCCAGGTGTGTGGAAATCACTTGTCATGCGACCTGTGTAGATGAACTGCAATGATTTGCCGTTCTTAAGTGTTCTCTTAGTTACAAGATCTCTAGCAATAGTTTCATGCTGGAAGCCTTTAAACATTTCTCCAGAGAACAGCTTTAAATACAACGCATACTTATCTGATGCGCCGTCATAACCAGTACCTGTAGATAGATTACTTCTACCTAAAGCTACCTGATTAGCATTAGCCATTTTTCTTTAAAAATTAAGTGTATATTTGCTTTTCTCTTTACGTAAAAAGTTGTGAGTCTTAATTGGACTCGGTTGTTTCGTGGTCTATCCCACCGTCTAGACGGCTGATGAGTATCCGCGTACGGGTCAAAAGCCAAATTAGAAGGGAGTCCGACTCTGAGGTGCTCCCTTCCTTTGTCATTTACTTAGTGTAAACAACGCCACGATATACGTAAGTAACCATTGGTTTCTCCCATATACCAAAGCCCCGTTCCATGCTTTGGTT